ATTGTTGTCACCAATTCTAACAGTGTCAGCGTTTAGGTTGATGTTGGCTGTGCCGTCTGCAACAATGTTAAAGTCATCGCCAGTTGGACCTTCAAGGTCTGTAACTTCAAGTTTAACTACGCCAGCAGTCAGTGTGATTGTGCTTGTGTTGAATACGGCAACCTGTGTTCCAGAACTACTAATACTAGTAGTTCCGTTTGAATTTACATCTACAATACTATTACCGTCATCTCCACTCCAAATACCAATACCTCCATTGTAGGGATTGATCAATCTTGGTTGAGTTCCACTAACACCAAGTTGAATTCTGTCTGTGTCTAACGCAACTGTGCCAGTGGAGAAGTAACCAACCCTAGTGCCACCATTATTTCCAGCATAAAGTGCAACACCAGTGCTACTAATAGTAATAGTACCTTGATCACCTGTATGGTTAGTTCTTAAAGTTAAATTGTAAGCATTGGCCGCAGAAATAAAAGCATTTGCACCACCACTACCAACCTGCATACCATTAGTATCCAATGACATATAACTTGTGGCGCCAGCCGCATTTCTAAATGTGTGTGTGGCAGCATTATAATAATGATTTAGGTTATCTAATTGTAGTCTTGTAGTTTCAGTATTAGTTCCACTATTGACAGAAGTTACGCCCCAACTTGATCCACGAACACTACCACTATAGTTCTCTAATGCAGTCCAACCTAATCTTCCAATTAGACCACCAATACCTGTTGAACTTGTGGCAGTCTGACCATAGGCTGCTATACCACCAACATTATCATTGAGTTGAATTGGATTACGGCGACCGCTAACACCACTGCGACGATTACTAAAGATGGCTATTACATTAGTGCCAGTTAATGTGGAATTATCTGGAGCAGTATCGTTTAGAGTAACACCAAATACAAATTGTTTAGTATTAAGCCAGTTAACTGAAGTAGCACCATAGCCAGTAAATGTTGTGGTGTTGTTGCTGTGGATCAACGTTGGAGCAGTCTGATCACCAGCACCAATGTTTAAGAATGATACAGGAGGAACTGTGGTAGATCCAGCCGTCCATCCTGTATTAATGATCATCTGTCGACTGGTTGCATTTAATTGAATACCTTGTGGTTGAATTCTAAAGTAGAATCTAGAACCAGCATTGGTTACCGTAGTAGCATTGCCAATAAATGTTTCACTTGCCAATGATACAAACTGGAATGGATATAGATTAGGTTCACTAGGCCAACGTGTGCCATCATATCCACCTGCTTGGAGAGCCATGAGTGCATCATTGGACTGCGGAGCATATGGAGTTGATGTGCTGCCACGAGCAGTTTCAAATAATATTGCCGGACCAGCATTCGTTGAACTTGTGACTGTGCCCGGACGACCTTGTCCCCATCCTCGAAATTGTGCTGCTGGTAAAAGACCACCCGTATAATTGCTGACTACTAGTGCTAGTGATTGTGTATTGGCATTATAGATTAATGCTTGTCCGTTGCTGTCTAATGGATAGCCACCTGCTGACATTACTTGAGTAGATTTAACACCCTTGAATGTAACTGTAGAAGTTGTATTTAGATCTTGATCATAACCGCCACCTGTAGGGCCAGTAGGACCCGCTGGGCCAGTAGGACCTGTTGCGCCAGTATCGCCCTGAGGACCCTGTGGTCCAGTATTACCTTGTGGTCCAGTAGGTCCTGGAACTGTTGAATCTGCACCTGCAGGACCAGTAGGACCAATACTACCTTGCGGCCCTTGTGGACCTGCAGCACCACTTGGTCCTTGTGGTCCTGTTGCACCACTTGGTCCAGTGGGACCAGTACTACCTTGTGGACCCGATGGTCCGGTAGGACCTACTGCACCTGGTAATCCATTATCACCTGCAGGACCAATAAGTTCCGAACGACTTGTAATAGGAACACCATCACCGCTGAATACCAATGCACCAACAGTGGCAGTATTGGTAACATTTAATCCATCGAATAATGGAGTAGAATCTGTGCCTACTTGTTGATCAGGACTGGCTAATATACCACCTACAGTTTCACCATCGCCTACATATAATTTTTCAGTATCAGTAATCCAAATTGGTTCTGCTAGGTCCGGTGTAATTGTTAATCTTTCGGCATCTGTGCCGCGTCGAAGTTGCAGGCCCATTATACAATCTCCTCTAATTGTTGATATCTTTTAATATGAGATATCTTCATTTTTAATTTAGTTTCTTCAGAATGATAATATGATCCTGCAGGTCTTCCATTGCCGCATCTTTTAGCATTGTTATATTTTTGTTTAATCGTTATCATATCTTTTAATCTTTCCTTATCTAATTGGACCGAAGTCAATTGTATTAATGAATACTGTTCCTCTATTAGGCACGTTAATACCATTAGGGAAGTTAACAGGAGCACCACCTGTTCCAAACATCGATCCAGCTGTTATGCTGTTGAATACTACATTATCACCTGTGTTTAAACTTTGGTTATAAGCACCGCCTCCAGAGACTGTGACAGGTGCTATTGTATTATTAACGCTAACAGTGGCAGTTGTATTGTAGATAGCAACGCTATCCGGTGTATTTGTTAATGCCAGGCTCAATGGGGTAGTCAATGTAGCCGTAAAGCTATTAACTACCTGAGTGACTGTAAAAGCGAAAGTATAGGACACTTTAAGCTCCTAATGTAATCGCAGTATATAGTGGACTTGTGCTTACTGTAGGATCACCAGGTGTAACACCCGGTTCCCAACATTGAATAAATGCCCAACGATGCGTGTTAACTTGAACTGGACTTGTGTTGTTAGTCCATGTTACACCTACAATGGTGATAGGCACATTAGCACGAGCATCAGGTAATATAGGGCCAGTATACAATCCACTAGGAATAGTAATATTAACTAATCCAGTAGTTGCATTAGTTGTAACAATATAACTGCTGGTTGAAATTACTGCTGAAGGAAAATAACCAATGACATTACTATTAGCAAAGTTAGGGCTACCTGTGTTGCGATCAAATGCCACAGTATCAACTACAATGGTTTGGTGGTCTACGTGAAAATTCCAACCAACAATACTAGTTGAAAAATTATAGTTAAGTGTTCGTTGTGTAGAGGGGAAGATCTGTTCGATCTGAATGTTATCAGCACCACCAAGATACTGAGCAAAGTTTAAGACGCCTGCAGCCATAGTTTATTTTCCTTCCTAAGGGAGTTAAAAGCAAGGCCTAAGGACCTTGCTAGTTCGATTATTTATAGGATACTTAAAAAAGAGCCTTTTTATATCCTATTTGTTAGTAGTATGGTGTCAAATCATTACTGGCGATAATCCAATCCAATGTTAAGTTTTCTTTATAACCTAACAAACAGTTTGCTGGGATTGTTGCCACTAGATTGTTGTCATCATCATAAGCTTCAATGCTGACTCTAATATCTAACCTATCCCAAGTAAATGTAGGCGGTCTAGTGTAGAAACGATTTGCCCCAGCTAATGGATTTTGGCTATCGTACCATACAACCTTGTTGTTAAATTGCAATGTAACAATATTAGGTGAATCCTGAACACTTGATTGTTCAATCTTATATCTGCCCGAACCGCTTTGTTTAGCAGGAACACCATCAATAGGACCTGCTACCGGCACGTTAGCATTAATAGGATTTAACATAGCTTCTTTATAAGCAACTCCTGGATAATTTGCTCCACTAGATACAGTTATATAAAGGCTACTAAAATCACCATAAATTGGATAGAATACTCCATTCTTGTAATAGCTGTCTCGACCCTTGACAAAGTAAGGTGCAACAATTTCTAGTGTGCCAGTTAATATTATGGCGCCATAATCAGGGTAGGTAAAGTATGAACTATAAAAACGTTTAACTACTTGTGTTGCAATACCTTGTTTAGGCCATACTTCTGTTGTGTTAGTAAATGTTGAGCATGGATATGCATTAAAGTTAGTAACTGTAAAATTAGAATTGATTGAAGTGTATGTAAATCCACTAAAATTAAATGCTTCTAATCTTAAATCGCTGAATGAGAAATCATCACGTCCCACTACCTTGGTCTTAACAAATACAGGAACACCACTTGTTGCATTGGTTGCTACAGTGGCAGTGGTTAAATTATTAGCATAGATAGATGCAGTACCAACACCATTAACAATGTTGGTGCTGGTAATCACAGCCCCGGTTGCCACATTAATAAATTGCATTGTTCCACTATTAACAGGAATAACGGAATCGATAGTTGCAGTCAACTTGACTGGGTTTGTAGGATATACTTTAGTGGCGGAATATTCTAGATACTGCGTAGAAGTATTAGGACTGATATAACTTCCGATACTTACATTGTATGCTTCTGCCGGATTGACAATATACATTGGTTGAGAGTAAATGTCAAAAGGATTGTATCTACCATAAATTATTGGCAAACTTAATGTGCCGGTCCAAGTGACATGAACTCCGGTTTCGTCAGGTAGTGTGTCAGCAGGTAATTCTAATATACTAAACTGAATATCAGTAGGCGTATATGTATAACTTGTGCTGGTCGAAGTGATAGGATCAAAACTTACCCAAGTAGGATTAGGAGCAAATCTTCTAGAACTGCCAGACCAGTAATGAGGATTATTATTCTGATATACAGCCGCACCAGTTGAGAATGTCATATACCATTCATTATAGAAATCTGCAAGATCATCTGCTTCTGCATTTCCAGGATTGGTAGATTGCCAAACTTTTACTCCATAATTAGACCATCTGATACCTGCATCTTCCCATTCTTGAAATGATCCAGCAAATCGAGTTCCCGCACCTCTAAATTTAGAATATTTTAAAACATTGGTATTGGTGGACCATCCAATGGCTTCACCGGTTAGTTGATATTGAGGGAATGTTCCACCATTTAAAGTTGTAGAATATTCTGCGATTCTAAGACCATTTGTTTCAAAAGTTGTGCCAGTGTTTATTTTATTTGTAAGGATTGGATCGGGCAATGCAGCTTCTAATGTTCCGGTATTGCCAAAGTTAGTTCTAAATTCCCTTCTAGTTTGTGGAACAGTCGGAGTGAATCTAAACAACTTGACCTTGATCTTTGTTCTAGGTTGTGTTCCATTTTCCTGTGCTTGATTAATATAAGGAACTGTCCACTCAACTTCACCGATATATTCAACTAATTCAATATATCTAAGTTTTGCAGGAAAATAACTAATTCCAGTAACATAAGACTTGTATTTGTTAACTCTAAAATATAATCTGCGAGGATTCTCTTCAGACACATTAGTTGGACCTGTATATGTCGCCGCATCGAGGCCTACTACATTATAACCTCTAGTATCACCTACTAGGTCTGTTTTATAAACATCGTATATGTTGACCTTAACTTGATCTGTTGCTTTATAATAAGCACCGTTAAAATCTAAGATTGAACTATAAATTGAAGCATAATCAAATAGCTCATTGCCATTTACGCTGAGTGTTCCTTTATAATCAGTATTCCATGTTGTTCCAAATGTAATAGGATCTGCAATTTCACTATAATTTGTTCCGGTAACAGCTGATAAATTATAATTGCTTCCGTCATAATACTTAAACAATCTATGAGAGTTGATCTTAACGGCTGTGGTATTGCTGTATGGTATCGAAGTTCTTCCTGACTGATATCCAGCGCCACCGCCATACCAAGAATCCCAATATGGTCCGGATTCTGAGCTCCAACCATTAGCAGGCTCTATCAACATCTGTGGGGTGCCATAAACACCATCCCAGTTTCTTTCAAAACCGCCACTTAATGTTGCCATAGTGGCAGTTAATCCTGCCCAAAGAACAGTGGTTGTAGTGGTTGCAGTGACAATGTTATATCTTTCCCACTGGCCTGTTCCTAGAATATCATTGTCATACTTAAATGTCAATGTGTTGGTCAGTGTGGTGCTGGTATTAGCAGTAATTTTAATTGTATCACCGGCAACAGTGCTGGTTGTTGTTACGATAGGAGTAGGCAATAAATCATTACCTAATCTTACCCTATGTGAAAGTGAGTTGCTAGTGCTAGGTAAGTTAGCATTAACTAAACTTATACCCAAGTCACCTGGATAACTGGCAGTAATAGTCCAAGTACCAGTTGTGCTTATGATTATATTACTGACTGTGAAAATACCGGCTCCACTATTGTTTCCACTGTATAATGTAGTGCTAGTGCTGCCATTATTAGCTATTAGGCTAATGTTAGTGTAGTAGGTGGCAGTATTAGTGTTCACTGTTATACTAAAAGATTCATCAAAATAAGTTGATGTGCTACTCTGTGTTATTGTTAGTGGAAAAGATTGTCCTGTAACAGTCACACTAGTGCTTGTGGCTACATTTATAGTAGTTGATGTTGAGCCTGCACGATATCTACCCAGTGTCTGATAACCCCAACTACTTGTTACGGTTTCTGTATTAGATACAAATAAAGTAGCAGTGTATTGTGTGCTGTTCTGTGTGCTAGTTGTTATACTATATTGTGTTTGTGGGTAAGTTCTACTAACATCTATCATTGAACTTTGCACAGTGAAATTAGTTGTTGTCTGCCCGTTTTGGAAATTAGCCGATAGAATGTTTGTTTCAGTAAAAGGTGTAAATGCATTTACTAATTTAATATCAATAGGATTAGCGATGGCAACACCAGTGGCAGTAAAGGCCGGATCTGCGATAACACCTAATCTATAATTTACAGTATGTCCAGGATAATAATATGCTTGACTTGGTGTAAAGGTTGATGTTGTGACAATTAAAGGAACGCCTGCTTCGACACGAACATTCAAGGTGTTAGAAGTTGCTGAACGATAGATACCTCTAGGCTGACTTACTGCATAGATATTATAATTGCCAATAGGCAAATTAGGATTTGTAGGAACAACCAATGTGGCCACTGTGCCTGTAAAATAAGCCGTGCCTAATACTATGTTTGTTCCAGTGCTTTCACGATAAAATCTAACTCTAGTTGCATTGACGCCTAGGTCAATTGTCATGTCTGTAGTGGCTGTCAGTGTTAGGTTATCACCATAGACAATACCAGTATCACCAGTTAGCGTTAGTGTGCTGGGTATAGAATAGACAGGAAAATAATTAAAATCAAGAGTAGGATCTGCAATCTCAACACCAGGCTCCCAATTCTGAATGAATCCAATTTGTTGTGCGTATGTGGTGGTTCCATCAAACCATTGTAAGTGGACTACTGTTAGAGGAACATGATAATCACCGCCTGGTAGAATAGGTCCAGTATACATATTGGCGGGCAAACTGATAACACCAGTGCTATATTGTGTGCTGGTGCTTCCTTCATAATAACCTATAACTTGACTGCTGTCAACGTTGGGAATATATCCAGTTGCTTGACTTGAATAACTTACAGTATCTAATATCAATGTTTCCCAACTGATGGTGCAAGTCCAAGAGGCAGTTGTGCCACCAGCTACACTAAAATTATAAGTCTGTTGGTTACTGGGAAAAGTCTGACCTAAATCATTCAGAGTTTGTAATGTGTTTAGGTATCGTTGGTAATCTAATACGCCGTTTGCCATGTTTTTTCCTTAAATGCCACCGTAGTCATTAGGGTTCCAATAGAAGCCCACTGATGTTGAAGTTGATAGATTGCTGTATCTAGATCCCAATCCTGTTCTGGCCTGAAAGTAGAATGTTCCTTCTTGAGGCAAGCTGACAATGTCAGTGACAGTACTGCCCGGTGCATATGTTCCACCTGCTGGATACTCATTGGCAAAATAACTAAATGCACCTGTGCTGGTTGTGTTATACCACCATTGCACTTCGTCCACTGCGGTTGATGCTGGATTAATGATTGTTGACAGTCTAAAGCTAGGTGTAGTTGTAGAGATAGTGGCCACTATGGGCTGACTTGGTGCTGGCAGCGTTGCTGATCCACCAAATGTAGGAATACCTGAACCTGGAGTGTCTGCAGAATCAGTTAATGTTTCATCTGTGTAGATTGTTGAATTGTATTCTAGTGCTGTGATCTCAACTGTAAGGGTTCCTTCTTCACCTTCAACTTCACGAATCTTGGTAATGCGGAATAGTTTGTCTGTGAATCCATAAACGTCATTGTTAATCTTGACCACATCTCCTGCTTCACACTGTATTGCTGAATAGTCAGCATTGAAAGTAATAATTTTATCAACACGACTTTGTTTCAATTCAATTAGTCCCACACGGGCTGCGTGAAGTGCATTGTTGACCATTTCTAATCGCAGGTTCAGTGTGTTGGGTGGCTCAAGATCATTAAGTTCACTTTCATCAATAGCACCTTTGAAGTAGTCATTCTGATCTCGAATCTTGCGACTTGCATATTCAACTTCTAGATAATTGTATAGGTCTTCCAAATTAGTAGCAGTGATGCCAACTTCACCTAGAATATTGTCATCATTGAATACAAATGCTGTGGCAAGTTCACCTTCGCTGGCTGCACGATTGTTCAACAATTTCCACTGACCCTGACTGTAGTCAAAGGTAGTCCATGCACTTGCACTCTGTGTAATCTTTTCCATACTGCTTTTTACAGTGTCACCTGTTGAGATAACACCATTCATCTGGTAGCGAACCTGTGTTGAAGTTGTGACACCATTTGATAAGAATTGGTTAGCAGGTATTTGATTGCTGTAATTGAAAACACTCAATACATTACTGGTGCTGATACTGGTAGTGGTATTGATCTGTGCAGTGGGAATGGCAGCACCATACCGCTCACTGGTCAAGTAATCATTCCATACCAATGCAGGATTGTTCAGTGTGTTTGACACTTGGAACGTCACCTGACCTAGACCAGTAATGCCTTTTTCACCATTGTAGTCAATTTGAATAACTGCAAACACTAGACCATTCAATAGATAGTTGGTATCTGATTCGTCCAGTGTAGTGCGGGCATTCACAGTGTTGCCGGTGGCCTGTGGAGGAAATATTTGACTGCCGCTGTTAGTGTCGCCTGAGTAGACACGCACTCGGATCAGTCCATCATAGTTGGTATTGCTGTCGCCTTGTCCGTTTTGGTCAATACTGCTGCGAACAATGTGACTTTCACCAGCGTCTGCGTCAAACACCAACAGTTGGTCGTTCCAATAAATTTCACCAATGCTAAAAGTTCCTGTCTGTGTTTTCTCACTTAGAGCCAACACATAAGTCATTGTTTTGTTTTCATTACTGATACGAGCATCTGTCACAGTGCCTTTGGTATTGACTGTGCCGTAGACAATTGGTATCTTGTTTTGTGTTGCTGGGGGGAACTGAATACGCACACCTGGATCTTGTTGTGTGCCACCAGCACCACCAGTTAATCCCAATAGTCTTGAAGTGGCCAATGCCAAGCCCACTGCAACTACTGAAGTAATGAATGCTAATCCTGCTGATCCAACTGCCGCTGCTAGACCAATACCGCCAATGCTGGCAACAATATAACTGGCTGCTATGGTAAATGCTGGCATTTTATTTTTCCTTTAAATATGTAGATTCTTTTAATTTGAATCCTCGACGCTCTAAACCCACTGGATCAGTAGTAGACATTCTAGTAGTAAAATAACCGTCAATCTCTTCTTTTTCAATTAAAAGTTCTGCTGTTTCGCAGTATTTTGCGAACAATCTGCCTCCTAATGAGGTCTTTCTATGTAGGGGCCCCACATACCACACTAATTCTCTAAGTTGAATGTTTTTAGGTGCCCAAAGATTTGGTTCCTTGATTGCAATCAAAATGCCCACAGGTTCTTCTTCATGAAATGCCAACCAAACATAACCATTTTGAATAAAAGTAAAAGCCAACTTGCCCAAATGCTCAATGTCTTTGCTAGCCTCTGCTGCTTTGTCATAGCTGGTCTCATTGAGGAACTGACCCATCAAAGTTATGATGTGTCGTGCATCCATCAATGTGTGTGCCTGTTTGATCATGCTCCGCCGCCATCAAAGACTGTAGAGTTGTCAGTTGAACTCGGTGCGCTAGGAGCACTGTATGGCTTGCCAAAGTCGAACTGACTGTCCGCTAATATTTTTACACGATACATGCCAGTGTCTCCTGCAAACCATCGTTGTTGATCTGCATCATTAGTTCTGCGACCAGTGTACTTCTTCTCCATGATAGCATGAATACTTGAACACTGAATGCCCACAGTGTTGCTGACCAATTTGTTATCTTGATCCCAGTTTTCACTTAGACTGTAGTTGCTGATATAACCACTGAATCTCAAGTAGACCTGTGTGGCCACATAGTTGCCTGTGCTGACATCAAAGAATGCACGATATACCTGCACTCTACTGCCTTTGATATTTGAATTCAATACCACTGACATGTAGTTGGGACTACCGTCGTCTGGCGGTATGCCACTTAGTTGTATGCCAAGTTGATTGTTGGTAATACGCAGGTCATCTTGTATTTCACTTATGCCCATAAAGTGTCCTAACTGTGTGTAGGTGTTGCCATTAAACACAATAGGAGCATAGGCATTGCTGATATAATAGGTGGTAGTGTTGACTTGAATATCAACCAACAGACAGTGTTTTATATTTGTTGCGGTTAACGCTGCTATTACGGTTGTCATTAAATTACCTTTTCAATCAGTTCAAAGTCACCTGTGTATTGAACTTGACGCATAGGAATCAATTGATAAGTTGGCAATCCTGCCACTACCACTCTCCATGTGCAACTATTTCCCACTGCTAGTCCTTGACCAACTAGACTGATCCCTTCGCTAGTAATTATAGGTCTATGTAAAGTCACTGAAGTAGTTGTGGTTAGTCCTCTTGTCACAGTATTAGCCACTGTGTAGGGATAACGACTATTTGCTGGTTGAATAATATCACCTTGTGCAAATATCACAGTGCTGGAACTAACGCTGGGCATATCTGTAATTGTTATAGTGCTGGTGCCCACTGCTTGAATAGTTAAACTGTTCAACTGGCCTTGAGTGATAGCACCCATGTAGGCTGTGATGTAATTCATACCTGAATTATTGTTTAGACTAATCTCATATTCACCAACACGGTCATTGAAGTCAATTACCTGTATGAATGCACGACTGGCAGTCCAAGGCAAGCTACCTGGTGGGGTAATCTTGAAGCGCCAAGGTTGCGCTGTGCTGCGTTCTGCTGTTTTGATACGCTGGCTACGGCTGATGGTCTGACCAACTATCCTACGTTTGTCGATCTCAATCTGCTGTGCCTTATCTATAATATTTTGTATTGACATTATCTAGTCCTTGTTGGCTGACTGCGTCTGCCCTGTTCTGTCACAGCGTAGATGAAGCTTGGATCTTTGGCCACTAGGCTGCGGAAACTGCTGGCATCAACTGCCTGTATGTTATAGTTGACTACAGTTTGGCCGCCACCTTGAGATGATCCGCCAGCACTGCCATTTAAAACATTATTGGCAACAATTTTACCTGCACTCTGCGGAATGAATAATTCGGGGCCACGTTCACCAACAACAATTGGTGTTTTGCCCATAACATCACCACCGTTGGCAAATCCAAACAAACTGGTTCCAATGGCAACAATGGCACGCTTGGCAGCAATACGAGCCAAGTCAGCGATGATACTTTGTGCTAGGTCTTTAAAACTTAGCTTACCAGTCATAACAAATTTAACCAAAGCATCTTCCATTCCATTGGTAAAGTTTTCAAAACTGTTCTTGATCTGTTCTGAACTGTCCAATGCTTTGTTCTTGTATTCTTCCCAAGAATCCATTAATGGATTAAGATTATTAATTGCTTCAATTTGTGCATTGGCAATATCTTTATATCCTTGTGCAATTTGTCCTAATCCATCAGCAAGTTCTTGAGCACGTTCTGGAGTCAGTCCATCTTCACTGTCGAATGATGCTGAAAAACTGCGACCTGCTTCGAGTGCTGCCTTGCGAGCTGTTTCTTGAATCTTAGCAATTTCTTGTTGCAGTGGTGCTAGGCCTTTTAGGCTAGCTTCAAAGTTTAAATCAATTCTCTGATCGTTAATACCACGCAGAATATCGCCTAACTGTGATTGTCGATCAATTTGCTTTTCAATCTCATCTGTAATACGTTTAACAGCCTCTTGCTGTTGTTGATATTCGAAAGTTTGTCGTCTAGTGATTTCAAAGATATCTTGTTCGCTGGTTTTTAATCCTTCGAGTTCATCAATAGATTCTTGAATTAATTTTAGTGTTTGCCCTTTGGCTGTGGCTTTCTTAGCTTCTAGAGCAGCAATCTGATCACCATATTTCTTTTCAATTTCTGCTGTGCCTTTGATCAATTCTTGTTCGTATTCAGTCTTGCCCAACAGTTCAACCTGTGTGGTATAACGATCCATGTTGGCTTGAGTTGCACGGCGATATCCACCAGTCATATCTTTAATAGTCTGCATCTCACGTTCTAACTGTTCAGCTAGACGTTCTTGTTCTTTGCGGCGTTGTTCTGCTTCACGCTTTAGTCTTTCTGGATCTGCCTTGCCAAAGCCACCTGGTGCGGCTTGTTCTGTTCTTCCTCTTGGAGCACCAGCAGCCGGAGCCATTAACCGTGCCATTTGTTCTTCAAATTGTCGTCGTTGTAAGGCGGCCTGTTCTTCGGCAGTTAATGCTCTACTGCCACCTCCCATGCTGCCTGGAGCATTATTCAATGTAACACTAGGTCCGCCCGCAGCAAATGCTCTAGTAGTTCTACCTTGTTGATTTAATTCTTTTTCTTTTTGTTCTAATTTATTATAATAGGCATCAATTTTCCCCATTGCTGCTTCTGCTTGTTGAGCAACACCGCCAAAGAAACTTAATAAACTTCTTTCTAACTTATCACGCACACGATCAATAGCTTCTGAATATTCATCTAACTTTTTAATCTCAGCATCTTTAACTGGATCAGCAATGGCCTGCAATTTACCTAGGTCAAGTTTGGTAATGTTCTTGCCTAGAATATCCACTGCGGCAGCATATCTCTCACCACTTAGATTACCTTCTTGAAATCGTTGAGTAATGTCTCGAAGTATTGCTTCAGTGCTGCGAATATTTCCGCCAGCATCAGTGACAAATACTCCCAGTGCTCTAAAACTCTGTTGCAGTTTTTCATTACCACCAGCAGCATCTTGAACGTTTTGATTTAGCTTGGCAGCAATCTGACCAAAGTCTTCAGCTTTGCCACCGGCTTCAATTACGCTGGTTCTAAAGTTTAACAGTGTGCCTTCAGCAATGCCAGTTGCACCTGCAATGTCACTAATGCCAGCAGCAAGATTAACTGCCTGCAGGCCCAAGGCAGCAAACGCTCCACCCACTGCTCCAGCAGCCAAGCCAATAGGACCAAGACGTCCTAGTATGCCACTCAGTGCGTTGTTTAAAGGACCAGTGTTGGCACCAAATTGACTGACTTCGTTGCTTAAATTTTTAATGCCTGAACTGGCTTTATCAACAGCACCTTGCCCTTCTACCTTAAATCTTAATAAGAAATTCTCTATGGTTGCCATAACCGTTATCCTTTACTTTGTTTCTTAACCCATTCCTGAACATATGCTTCAGTGGGCTTTGTCATACCGTCTCGAGCCTGGGGGCTATAACCTTCATCTAGTCTGCGGGCATAAGGATAAGTGGCTTCGATAGTATCCTTGTTAAGAAAGGTATTGCGTTTAGCGTTGCCTGACTTAAAAGGAGTAATCTTTCGAAAGTGATTAAACCCTTCCTTAGCCATGGCTTCAGCTGTGATCTCTTTTTTGATCTGCTGCAACCTTTGAAATATACTCATCCTTTTGTCCTTTTTACCAGTTCTTCAAGATCTTCAGTTTTGTAATTGTTTTCACTCTGAGGATCTCTTTTATAATTTTCCCAAGTAGTCATCACATCCATAACCATGACATCGAATGTTGTGTCATGTTCTACTATCTCACTAGGTAGTTTGCGATAGTGTCTTGCCAGCGTTCCGATTGTTATTAGTTTTGATGTGTCCCAGCTTCCTTCACTGACTTCTTGGTCCCG